TCCGCTAAATCCTCACTGAAGAAGTACGATAAAATTCTAGATGTCTGTGGGTTAGATGGGAGAATCAGAGGATTAATACAGTTTTACGGTGCTGGCACTGGCCGCGCTGCAGGACGTCTCGTGCAAGTACAGAACTTGCCACAGAACAAAATGATGGACTTACTAGAGGCAAGAGAACTGGTAAAACAGAGGAAAGTTGAAGTACTTGAAAGTCTCTATGATGATGTACCTGATACATTAAGTCAATTGATTAGGACTTCTTTCAAGGCTCCAGAAGGTAAGAAGTTTATAGTCCTTGATTTTACTTCGATTGAAGCAATAGTGCTTGCGTGGCTTGCTGGAGAGAAAGACATAATCAGAGCTTACAACAATAAAGAGGATTTGTACAAAGCAAACGCAGTTAACATGTTTGGCTTAAAATCTCAAGATGAAGTTACAAAAGAGCTGAGACAAAAAAGTAAGGTGGCTGTGCTCGCGTGTGGATTTCAAGGGAGTGTTGGAGCACTCAAGGCATTCGGCGCGGTCGATAAACTAGGTATGTCTGAAGAATCTTTGCCTGGCATAGTTAAAAGCTGGCGCAACGCTAATAAAAATATTGTTGATTTTTGGTATCGTTCAAGTGATGCCGCAATACAAGCAGTTTACAACAAAGGCGACAAATTCCAAGTAGGTTACTGTACATTTTCTTACGATGGAAGTGCATTAAGTATCCTGCTACCTTCTGGCAGGGGATTAAAGTACGTAAATGCTCACATAGGCCAAAACCCTTGGGGCAATGAAACCGTCTGTTACTCTAAACCTCTTTCCGTATTCGTAGAAACTCAAGGGAGTGGAGGAAAATTTGTCGAAAATATAGCGCAAGCCGTCGCACGTGATATTTTGTATCATGCACTTAGTAAATTTCAAGGTGAAGTTGTGGCGTCGGTTCATGATGAAGTTGTTCTGGAAGTTCCTGAAAACGCAGTATTTGAAAATTACAAAACAGCAATGGAAGAAATGCCCTTGTGGGCAAAGGATTGGACAATTAGAGCTGATGGGTTTGAAACAAAATATTATATGAAAGATTAGTAACACTTTTAGGGCTTCTAGCATATAATGAACTAGATGGCTTAGAGGCCAAATAATTCCTTGGGGGGAAAACGAAATGAAAAAGAGTAATATTTTAATTGGTTTATTAACAATAGTCACAATAGTAGTTTGCGGCATAGCGCTATTAGTGCTACACCAAGACAGAAGGCATTCCGTTGAAATAGTTGAAGTGCCAACAATTATAGTCGAAACAGAGATTGTAGAAGTACCTGTTTACATTGAAGTACCCACAGACATTGAGCCTCACCCCATGCCAGAAGTTGACCCAATAATATGCATAACACCTGTAGTCATTCGTCCACCAAGTACAATCAACACCTATAATACAAACATAACGAATATCACTAATAACCAGATGCCAACAAGAATTATAACAACCTCAGGTACTTCTCTTACAGTTACTTACGTGAATTAAGATGTAACATTTCGTTCCAAATTGAAATAGGATGAAACATGTAAGATGTAACAATTTGTTCCAAGTTGAAATAGAATGAAACCGAAAGGAAAGGATTTTAACATGATAGCTGAAAACAATTTGATAAAAGGGTTTGTACCTTTTCTCGACCAGTACGACGGAGAATTTATTATGAATCTAACTCCTGAAACAATGTTTATAGTAGCCCCACATTTTCACGATGGAAAATACTATGGGATAAATATAAACGCAATTTGCCCCTACACTGCAGAAATGTACTTACTAGAAACTGTTGATGATATGCAAGAAGCCATTGAGTTTCTGCAAGAACTTCAGGAGCTTTAGCCTTAGGGCTAGGCTCCTTTTTTATCTCTATTTGTGATATAATGTACAGTATCAGAAGGTACTAAATACCTAGGAGGTTAACATGTTAGGACTTAAACCAATATCTGAACAAGAAACTAAATTATTAGAAAATCTTATAATACATCGCATGACTAAGAGAATTGCATACCTTGACGCTTTTCCTGAAGCACACGAATATCCAACACCTGGGTATGTGTTAACTAGAGCTAATAAACTACTTTCACAAAAACGTATGCAAATATATAAAAAAGAAATGGAAGACGCGCTTAGGAAAAACATGATTGAAAAAGCTTCATGGAGTCATGAAAAAGCTGTCGAATCTTTGGTCTTCTTTTTAGAGACTGTGAGAGAAGATACAGAAAGACTCGTAGAAGGTTATCAATCAGAATTTGCAGACGTTACCGAACAGTTAGAACAAGCTTACGAGAATGAAGACCAAAAGTCTATTGAAAAGCTTGAGGAGAAACTAGCTAGACTAAGACGGTCTAAATACTTGTCCCCAGTAATGCTACAAACTGCGAACAGTACAGTAGAAACTCTAAATAAACTATGCGGATTCTATAACAAAACTGAAGAAATACAGAGTAATGTAACTGTGAGATTTAACGGGTTTAACTCAGTGGACGGAAATGAGGAAACTTTTTGACTCTAGATTATAATTATAAAGATATAGTAGGCCAAGGGTATGGAAAGATATGGAACTCAAGACACAGGTATTTAGTTGTCAAAGGCGGTAGGGCTTCTAAAAAATCCTGCACAATCGCCATAAGAATCATATATAACATGATGTTTTTTTACTATGAATATGGCTTGAAACCCAACGTACTAGTTTTGCGCAAACACTTCCGAACACATAAAAATTCAACAAGGTCGCAACTTATATGGGCAATTAAAAGGCTTGGGGTTGAAAACGACTGGCATATTCCTTTAGGGGAACATACATTGACATTTAAACCGTCGAGGCAAGTAATTCTTTTCCGTGGGATGCAGGACACCCAAGGCATAACCTCGATAACAGTAGAACACGGTCATTTGTGTTGGTTCTATCTGGAAGAGGCTTTTCAGATAGATAGTGAAGACGATTTTAATAAATTAGACTTGTCCCTTCGTGGGCACGTACCTACCCCATTATTTAAGCAGTTTATAATCGCCTTTAATCCTTGGGATTCTAAACACTGGCTAAACCGTCGATTTTTCGATAGTGGGAAAGACCAAGAGACCAATGATATTTTATCGCGGACGTCCACATATAAATGCAATGAATTCTTAGACGACGCTGACAAAAAAGTGTTTGAAGACATGAAAAAGAAACACCCAGCCCGATACAACACTGAGGGTCGGGGAAATTGGGGAATTTCTGAAGGCTGTATATACAACCCATTCATTGAGAACGAACGAGATTTCTATGACATTGAAGTTTGTCCGAATGGTGATATTATTGTGGGTGGCAAGAGGAAACGTATAGCTCATGTGAATCTAGGTGTTGACATAGGCGGCAACAAGTCTAACCACGCATTTTGCTGCACAGGCATAACAGAGGACTTTGAGGACTTAGTGTTAATTAAGTCTCGAGTACTAAAGGCTAAAGGGACAACACCTAACCATGTAGCACAAGGACTTGAGGATTTTTACGACTCTTTACCAGAGTGGGAAATAGACGACATTTATATTGACAGTGCAGAACAGTTAATAAAGAATTGCTGTGAAGAAAAGCTCCAAAATCATGGCGTTCGTAATAGCATAAAGAAGCCTATTAATGATAGAATTGACTTAACAAATACCCTTATGGGGCAAAGGCGCTTTTGGGCTATTGAGAAAGACACGAAGCCTACTTGCGAGTTCTTCAAATCCGCACGTTGGGACGAAAAGAGCTTGAAGCGTAAAAGGCTTGACGACGGTTCATATGATGTCGATAGTGGAGATGCTTATGAGTATTCCCACGAAAGATATATGAAAATGTTAATCCATGCAGGAGGCGGGAAAACAGAATGAGTTTGTTCGCAAGATTTAAAAAAATTCCGGGGCTAACTGCAGACCAACCCCTTGACGCAATGTCTCTTGAGCAACGTCAATGGCTGGCGCTTTATCAGAACAAATCGCCTTGGTTAACTAAAAGGATAAAAAGCCTGAATATAGCGGCGAATTTAAGCGCAAGTGTAGCAAAGTTAATCGCTTTGGATTTTACAAGCGGTGTAAATGTAGAACGCATAGAAGAAGTATATAAAGCTCACGTTTTAACAGGCATACTCGATAAGGTTGAGTACGGTTTGGCTTTAGGTGGGATTATCCTAAAGCCCTACGTGGCTGAGGAGGGAATTTTGGTTGATACCCTTCTGCCTTCGAATTTTAATATCTTAGCTCATACAAGCGACATAATTAAAGATATTGAATTCTACGATTACGCTCAGATTAATGACGATTGGTATGTACGAGTTGAGCGGCATCTGTTAGACCTTGACGGATATCATATTACTAACAGAGTCTTCAAGACTAACAGTAGCGGAATGTACAGTGACTACGATGAGGTAGCTTTAGGTGTAAACCCCTTGTGGGC